GAAGAAAGTGTTTAGTGCAGTTATATTTATTTGAAATTTTGAGAGAGAGCGAGAGGAGGCGAAAATATTTTTATAATTACAACCATACAACGTATATCACAGGGACAAAAATACACGAAAATATATATATTTTTTTCTTATATATATTATTAAATAAATAGTAGTAGTAGTAGTAGTAAAGACTAGAACCCTTGCATTTTAGGTGCACGAAAAAACTTTTCTTAGAAACGGACTTTGCAAAATTTCTGCAGAACGGGAATTCGAATCGACGTAAACTAGGTGTAACTTTTAACTTTTTTAAAGTAAGTTTGGTAAACTAAGCGTAATTGTAACACAAATGTCATCTCGCACAGAAAAGAGCATATTACAGAAGAACCGAAGTTAACGCAGGTAAATCAAAATCGCCCACGTAGCTCACCGTCTTAAACGGAAACAGGTATCATTTTTAACACCCACGCGCGACCAAAATCGCCCACGTAACTCACCGTCTTAAACGGAAACAGGTATCAAAATGACCGCATTTTGTGCGGCGAGTGCTAAATTATTTTAGGTATTCGCTAAATTTTAGGCAAAAAAATACCGTCTTTCGACGGTTTGATTCCGTGCACGTGCACGGAATTGCTAAACTTTGGGCGTAAAAAAGCCCGCTTTCGCGGGCTTCATGTAGCATTGTATTACTTGTTGTACTTATCTAGGATTAGTTTTGCTAAGTACAGCAATTCCGCCGCACTTGTTGCCTCACGTTCTAACTCTTCGAGAATCATTGCCGCCGTGTCTTTACAATCTTGACTGAAGTTTAAAACTTTAAAATCTAACTTAGGTTCGCTTTTGTTGTTTTCCGCTTTAGGTGCGGACAGCGTTGCGAGTTTAGCCTTAACCTTGTCTAACTCTTTTTTTGTTGTGTTAACGTCCGCGTCCGCTTTTTTCTTATCTAATGCGGCCTTATCGGCTATCTTTACCGCGTCCGCTTTTACCGCGTCCGCTTTTACGACGTCCGCTTTTACCGCGTCCACTATACCCACTAATTCACTTTTTACCGCGTCCGCGTGAGTTGGGTTGCTATCGATTAAATTTGAAACTTCAATTATAACCTCGTCCGCGTCCGCTTTTACCGCGTCCGCATTAGTGAAAGCCTTTACCGCGTCCGCGTCCGCTTTTTTCTTATCTAATGCGGCCTTATCGGCTATAGCCTTTTGAGCCGCTAATTGCTTTTCAAATGTTGATTGTTGTTCTAATGCATCTGCTATTAATGTGGCCTTAGCACGGTTTTTTACTTTACCAGTCCGTAAATAAAAGCTGATTAGCTTATGTTGTTCAGTATAAAAGGTTTCATATGAACATTTAAATTCGCGTTTTTCTAATACAGCGGCTTTTTTAAGCGAGTCGTATAGTCTTTTAGTTTCAGATTTTACTAGTGTGATAGGTAATTCCCCCGCCTTAGGTGTGGATTTTGAATTGCCATGCTGTACAGTTGCGAATTGTTTTCTTAATAACTGTAGCCACTGGTCGCTTTTTTCTGTTGCATTAAAACGCAATTGTTCAAACTTATCTGACATACTCATTTCAGATATAAAGCCGAATAAAATGTCAGCGGTTTGAATTGTGTTTTTTTCTGTTTGATTAGTCATGATTGCACCTATATTAGATTGAGTTTTTAAAGTTGATTAACGCGCGATTGTTGCTTAAAACAATATTTTCACGGCTTACATTTAGTCTATAACGCGATGCTAAATGCGCGTTACGGTTACGATGAAAGAGTGAAACAATAGTTAATGATTTCATAAAACACCTATAAGTTAAGATTAAAGTTAAATGATACTGCGGGTATATTAGACAACAAAACGAAACCCACGTCAATCTATTAATTTTAGATAGCGTTATAAAACAATAGGCTACGGTTACCAGTTAACCGCAGTCAATGCGCATTCTATTCCGTGCACGTGCACGGAATCAATAGGGCTAACATATACCTAACATATACCTAACATATACCTAACATATACCTAACATATACCTAACATATACCTAACATATACCTAACATATCAAAACATTGTGTATATAGTGGTAAGGTCGACCCCCACCCCCCAAAATAATATTAGGGACTCCTCCATTTTTATATACATACTATTCCACACGTTGTAACCCCACTTCTACCAAATCACCCTAATCCTACATAACCCCCTAACAACCTACGTAAACTAATCCTCACACAAAACACCCCCCGTCACTTATATAAACGCCCATCAAAAAAATTTTTCACAAAAATTCCACAAAGTAAGGTAAGCTATGTGCTCATGTATGTTTATAACAAAGAAAGAATATGCAGATAGAAGACGACTATGATGATTTCGTGGATTTTGATGAGGTCGAGCCCTTTGATTTTTCCACTGTATGCGGACATACCGCCCCTAGTGAGGCTACAAAACGAAGACTCAACGCAAAAGAAGCCTTCAAAGACCCCACATTCTTAGATGCACAGGGGATGCCCCCTTTGCCAGAACCGCAATTAACTTATGCAGAAAAAAATGAAGCCCTAAATATATTTTTAGAACAACCTGATGCACCTCCTGCACCTACCACACCCGGTGCGGCGAAAGCGCTCGACAAACTTTTAAAGCGTTTTGACTATACATTGGCAAATTCTACAAACAAGATGCGTCAATATGTGCTTTTTAAGCTATTTGAACTTGCCGAAAATGAAGACCCAAAACTTCAAATTAAGGCGGTTGAAATGCTAGGTAAGGTAACTGAAATTGGGCTCTTTACGACAAAAGTAGAGGTAGCTGCTGCAGATAAACCGACAGGTGACCTAGAGACAGAGCTTAATGAGTTGATGTCCACGTACTCGGTTGGTGGTGAGCTTGGTGCTATTGATGTGCAATATGAGCAGATATCCGATGAAGAGCTTAAAGGTGATGCTAAAGAAGAGGAGTTTGAAGAGGTAGAGGATGAGTAAGTTAGCTCACATACCTCCATCAGATAAAGAGCGCCTAGCAGAGCTTGTGCGTGAGCTTACCCGCAGAAAAGAGAGAGAAAAAGCACAGACTGACTTCTTAGCGTTTGTGCAGTCGGTGTGGCCTGACTTTATTTATGGTCGGCATCATGCAAGGATAGCCTCAGAGTTTGAGCGCGTAGCCAGAGGCGAGTGCAGACGACTCATAATTAACTTAGGTCCACGTCATACAAAGAGTGAGTTTGGGTCGTACCTTTTGCCAGCTTGGTTTTTAGGGCGGTTTCCTAATAAAAAAGTAATTCAGTGCTCGCATACAGCTGACCTTGCGGTGGGTTTTGGTCGTAAGGTGCGTAACTTAGTAGACTCTCCTGCGTATCAAGAAGTCTTCCCCAATGTAGGTTTGCGGTCTGACTCGAAGGCGGCGGGTAGATGGAACACCAGTGCAGGAGGTGACTATTTTGCTATCGGGGTAGGCGGTGCAGTAACTGGTAAAGGTGCTGACCTGCTGATAATTGACGACCCGCACAGTGAACAAGAAGCGGCAATAGCGGCAAGTAATCCTGAGATTTACGATAAAGTGTACGAGTGGTACACGTCTGGTCCGCGTCAGCGTCTCCAGCCTGGCGGAGCCATAATCATCATCCAGACTCGGTGGTCAAAAAGAGACCTGACGGGACAAGTGCTTGAAGCGGCGATGCAGAGAGGCAACGAGAATTGGAGAGTGGTGGAGTTCCCTGCCATATTGCCATCGGGTAAACCGCTATGGCCTGAGTTCTGGAGTCTTGAGGAACTTGAGGCAACACGAGATGCAATTGACGTGTCCAAGTGGCAGGCGCAGTATCAGCAAGACCCGACCTCCGAAGAAGGTGCGATAGTTAAAAGAGAGTGGTGGCAGAAATGGACCAAGGAAGACCCGCCTCCAACAGACTTTATATTGATGACTTGGGATACGGCGTTTGAGAAATCACAGCGAGCTGACTATAGTGCGTGTACTGTGTGGGGCGTGTTCTACCAAGACAACGACAACGGCGTGATGCAGGCTAACATTATTATGTTAGATGCGAAGCGTGGGCGGTATGAGTTTCCTGAACTTAAGCAAGTTGTGCTGGATGACTATAACTATTGGCAACCTGATAGTATAATCGTAGAAAAGAAAGCGTCTGGTGCGCCACTTATATATGAGCTACGTGCAATGGGTATTCCAGTGATGGAATTTACGCCTACAAGAGGTAACGATAAGATATCTAGGCTTAATGCGGTTGCAGACTTATTTCACTCTGGTAGAGTATGGGCACCGAACACACGATTTGCGGACGAGGTTATCGAAGAGGTGGCATCATTTCCCGCAGGGCAACACGATGACTATGTGGATACCGTGTCAATGGCGATGGCAAGGTTTAGAAAAGGCGGGTTTATTTCAACTAATTTAGATGAGCCAGAACCAGAGCGAGAGTTTAGAGGGCGGTCATCACGGCGCAATGCATATTACTAACAACAGCAGAGAAACTAAATGTTTGATAAAAGCCTAAACCAAGCACCACTAGGACTTGAGTCCTTACTCGGCGGCGATGAGCCTGACATCGAGATTGAAATTGACGACCCAGAAAGTTTGCATATTGCAATGGGTGGGATGGAGATTGACTTTGACCCAAAAGGTGAAAGCGGAGAAGATTTTGACGAGAACTTAGCTGAACTCCTAGATGATGGGGAGCTTTCGTCTATTGCAGCAGATTTGTTGTCTGATTTTGATGATGACGTGGCTTCGCGTAAAGATTGGATTACAACCTATACAGATGGTTTAGAGCTACTCGGTATGAAGATTGAAGAGCGTACTGAGCCTTGGGATGGTGCGTGTGGTGTGCATCACCCTCTACTTAGCGAAGCATTAGTTAAGTTCCAAGCTGAGACTATGATGGCGACATTCCCGTCAGCAGGTCCTGTCAAAACAAAGATTATTGGTAAAGAGACTTCTAACAAGAAGGAAGCAGCGGTACGTGTTCAAGACGACATGAATCACCAGCTTTTAGACGTGATGACTGAGTACAGACCTGAGCATGAGCGTATGCTTTGGGGTCTTGGGCTATCTGGTAATGCATTTAAAAAAGTGTACTTTGACCCAAAATTAAACCGCCAAACATCGCTATTTGTCCCTGCTGAAGACATGGTTGTACCTTATGGTGCATCTAACTTAGAAACAGCAGAGCGTGTAACTCATGTTATGCGTAAGACTGAGAACGATATGCGTAGGCTTCAGGTAGCGGGATTTTACCGCGATATTGACTTAGGTGAGCCTAGTAGTCAGCTTGATGACGTTGAGAAGAAAATTGCTGAGAAGATGGGCTTTAGTGCAACGTCTGATGACCGATATAAAGTCCTTGAAATGCACGTTGACCTCGACCTTCCAGGATTTGAGCATACTGATGCAGATGGGGATGAAACGGGAATTGCACTACCTTATGTAGTGACTATTGAGAAAGGAAGTCAAGAGATTCTATCCATTAGACGTAACTGGGAGCCAGATGATGAAACCTACACCAAGCGACAACATTTTGTTCATTATGGGTATGTCCCTGGGTTTGGCTTTTATTGCTTTGGCCTTATTCATCTTATTGGCGCATTTGCTAAGTCCGGTACTTCTCTTATTAGACAACTGGTTGATGCAGGCACGCTAAGTAATTTACCTGGCGGGTTTAAAGCGCGTGGTATGCGTATTAAAGGGGATGATACGCCTATCTCTCCTGGAGAGTGGCGCGATGTAGATGTACCCAGCGGTACAATTCGAGATAACCTGCTCCCACTACCTTACAAAGAGCCGTCACAAACATTGATGGCACTGCTTAATCAGATTGTAGAAGAAGGTAGACGCTTTGCTAACGCGGCGGATTTGCAAGTATCTGATATGTCGGGTAATGCGCCTGTAGGGACGACACTAGCTATTTTAGAGCGTACACTTAAAGTGATTACTGCTGTTCAAGCGCGCGTGCATTATTCAATGAAGCAAGAGCTCGGTCTCCTAAAAGGTATTATTGCCGCTTACGCACCAGAGGATTATGACTATGACCCTGAAGAAGGAAGTAGAAAAGCTAAGAAGTCGGACTATACGACTACAGAAGTTATCCCTGTATCTGACCCTAATGCGTCTACGATGGCTCAGAAAATCGTACAGTACCAAGCGGTACTTCAACTTGCGCAAGGGGCACCTCAACTTTACAACCTGCCCATTCTTCACCGCCAGATGCTTGATGCTTTGGGGATTAAGGATGCGCAAAAGCTGGTTCCATTAGAAGAAGATAAGTTCCCTGTAGACCCTGTATCTGAGAATCAGAATATCCTTAGACTAAAACCTGTCAAAGCGTTCTTAACTCAAGACCACAATGCTCACATTGCTGTCCATATGGCGATGATGCAAGACCCCAAGATTATGGGTACGCTGCAAGGAAACCCGCTACTTCCACAGATTCAAGCGACAGTCATGTCACACGTAGCAGAGCATTTAGGCTTCCAGTATAGAAAAGATGTTGAAGTACAGCTTGGTATGCAGATGCCTCCACAAGAGGATGATGACGGCGAAGATATGAAGCAAGACCCCGAAGTAGAAGCGGCATTGTCTCCATTACTTGCACAAGCGGCTACACAACTACTTCAACAAAATCAAGCTGGAGCAGCGCAGCAAAAAGCGCAGCAGCAAGCTCAAGACCCGCTTATTCAAATGCAGATGCAAGAGCTACAACTTAAAGCGCAAGAAATTCAGAATAAAGCGCAGAGAGACCAAGCTGAGATTCAAGTTAAGATGCAACAGATTCAAGTAGACCGTGAGCGTATCGCAGCGCAATCAGCTACAGCAGATAAGCAACGTGAGATTGATGTACTTAAAAACGCAGCGCAGCTTGGCGTCAAACAGTCACTTGATAAAGGTAAACAGACCCACGATGAGAAGAAACTGCAAGTAGAAGCGCTTAAAAACGCAGCTGATATGACAATGAAGAAGGAAGACCAGCAGCGCAAAACAACTGTTCAGGCTCTAAAAGATGCGGCTCAAATTACCGCTAAGAAGACTGAAACCGAAATGGGGTTAGCTCACCAAGCGTATCAAGGTATGCTTGAGCGTGAACGCGCACAGACAGAGAAAGCGGAAACTATAGCTCACGAAGCCTATCAAAAAGCCCTTGAGCGAGACCATCAAAGACATCATAAAATACTCGATGTAGCGCACCAAGGTCACCAAGCTGAAGTAAATCGCGAACATCAAAAAGAACAAGCTTTTGCTAAAGGGGGAGAGGTAAAACAATCCACCAAGAAACCTAAAAAAGGTGAAGAATAATGGACGCGTTTGATGTAGTGCTTAAGCACATTGATGAGAAAGTTATGCAACTTAAAGATGCTGTATGTTCTGAGCGAATCGACTCAATGGAGACGTATAAACAGATGTGCGGTGAAATACGAGGACTTCAAACAGCTCGTGGTTATGTACTTGATATAAAAGATAAATTAGAAGATTAGATAACATGGCCTTTCGCTTCGGGGTTTTTTAGAAATCGTTCGATGACAGCTTGGAAAGACAAGCACTATCAAGTATAGGCATTGGTTTTGGATATTTGTCATGTCCGGTAAGATAATTTGACTAGTTACACCAGTGTCTGTAGCTTGATAGTACGCGCATAGCGCACCAGTAATGGCCTGACGCTCGGGAATAGGAGACTTGGGATTGTCTGAAAGTACGGCAACGAATACCGAGATTACTATCAAAAATAAATGTAGGGGAAGTAGGCTTAGAGGCAGCCATCTTATAATGAGTGTGGTTACCCACCCAAACTGCAAAATGCTAACTAATGTCGGGCGAACCAACGTGGCATATATTAGTGATGTGGTGATAGGGGAAAATGGATACTACTTTGGCGTAAAAGCACACCATCATTTTGACAGCACGGAAAGACGGCATATTTTAATCCCACAAACAGGAAACAAAATGTCAAAGATTTTAATTGGGTCAAACCCCAAAAATCCACAAGTTGTTGGTAGCTACGAAACAGAAGCCACTAATGAAGAAAAAGCAACGCAACTCCCAATGCCATCAGGATACAGAATCCTATGTGCTATTCCAGAAGCAGACAAAGAATATGAAGGGGGTATCGCCAAAGCTGATATCACGATGCGCAATGAAGAAGTACTTACGACCGTACTATTTGTTGTTTCATTAGGCCCAGAAGCTTATAAAGACACAAACAAATTCCCTAGTGGTGCATGGTGTAAAGAAGGCGACTTTATCTTAGTACGCCCCAACTCAGGCTCACGCCTGCTTATTCACGGTAGAGAATTCAGATTGTTAAATGATGATTCGGTAGAAGCAGTTGTACTCGACCCACGCGGCA